CGGCTTGCAACTCTTCTAATTTCAAGTTAATCGCCGCCTCGTCTGCCGTCTCCGGCATGCCCAGCTTCTGGGCTAACGTCTTTAAGTCCATTTCTCTTTTCTTTTCTATGTTTTGTTTTAGCTTCGGCAACGGATATTCCCCCTGCCCAAGCGTGAATAATTTACCATCCTTGCGTAGCACTATTGCATCATCATTCGCGCCGATATCCACTACTGACACCTCAAACAGCTTGCTCTTTGTTATCGTCGGCGATGTCTGCCCAGCTACCACATATTCCGCAGCCTCGCTCATCTCTATGATGTCTATCCCTACGCTTACCATTTTCAAACTGCCGAATTCCCATTGTTTCTTGCATTGCTTCGACAAGTCCGATGCCTCATCAAACACAAGTTCTGCAGTTATCCCATCTGCATCTCCCTTGATATCTTTGAGATAACCTATCACCTGCCCTCGTTGATGCATATACAGCAACACCGGATTCTTCTCATACTGCCCAATATCCATGCCGGCAGTCAAGACTCGCGTACCATAGCTGTTTAGCGCATCACTCGTTATTCTTACTCTTTTCGCCATTGCGTCTTTTTTTTTTAAGTTCGCTGCAATATTACTGCTTATCAACCCCTCCCTCCAAAAATCTCTGCAACCATTGCACACTTCTCTGCAACCATTGCACACTTTTTTGGACTTCTACCCCCTTTCGCTTCATCTTTGCACATTATTAATCGCTCATTCGCATATTAAATATGACTAAAGCAGAATCTGAAAAGAAAAAAGAATTGGCGCGTGCCCTTTTTATGTCCGGCACGCCACAAGACGACATCGCCGACAAAGTCGGCATCTCGCGTGTCACCATATCCAAATGGTGTAACGCCGAAGGCTGGAAAGAAGCTCGTGCCGCGCGGCAAATCACTCGCCCAGAACTTGTCAACAAGCTCCTTTTGACAATCGATAAACTTATCGAAAAAGTCAACGCATCCGACGATACTGATCTCCTCGCCGGTCTCGGCGACAAACTGTCCAAGCTCGCAGCTGTTATCCAAAAACTCGACAAACAAGCCAATGTCGTCGATGCTGTTGAAGTTTTCATGGCATTCAACACTTGGCTCACTTATCGCGCTAAAACCGACCCGGACGTTACTCCCGAGCTCATTAAAGCTATCAATAAATATCAAGATAAATTCCTCATCGAATCGATGGGTAAAAACTCTCTATCTTAATATGGCTGCCGGTATATCTGCTGAAACTCGCGCCGCATTGGAGCTTTGGCGCGAACATTGCAAGGAAGTCCAATCTCTCACTGAAGTTTCCTTAGGCGTCGCCAAGGAATCTCCTGCCGAACGCGACAAGCGAATCCTTCGCCTGTTAAACAATTACGCCGCTTTCTGCGAGTATTACTTCCCTCATTTCCTCACACTTCGCGATAAAACCACCGGCGATGCAATTCGCATCATCCACAACGCTCCTTTTCACAATAAAGCCGCTCTCAAGGTTAAAAACACTCCTAACCTTAAAGCCGTCTTCAAATGGCCTCGTGGTCATGCCAAATCTACTCACTTTGACATCTTTATCCCTCTATGGTTGATGTTCCAACCCAAGAGGCTCATCAACTTCATGGTCGTCGTAGGCAAGTCCGAAGATAGTGCTATCCGCCTACTCGCTGACATCCAAGCCGAACTCGAATACAACGCCAGAATTATCGCTGACTTCGGCGAACAGAAAAATCTCGGTTTCTGGACTGAAGGCTCCTTCAAAACCAAAGCCGGCGTCACTTTCCTCGCTTGCGGTCGAGGTCAATCCCCGCGTGGCCTGCGTGATCGCGAAGCTCGTCCGGATTACATCGTCATTGACGACTTGGACGACGATGAACTCTGCCGCAACGAAAAACGTGTCAAGGAACTTACAGACTGGGTAAAAGAGGCTCTCTTTGGTGCCCTCGATGTGGGTCGTGGCCGTTTCATCATGGTCGGAAACCTTATTTCCAAGAACTCCGTCCTCGCAAACCTCGCCGCTTCTCCAGCCGTCTTTGTCTCTGAAATCAAAGCCGTCGATGCTAACGGAAACCCGGTTTGGAAAGAAAAATGGTCTAAAGAGGAAGCCGATAATGTCCGACGTTTTATGGGGTATCGCGCTTGGGAAAAAGAAATGATGCACAACCCTATTAATGACGGCACTATCTTCCGCCATGAATGGATTCGTTTCAAAAAAACTCTTCCTCTCCACAAGTACGATATGCTCGTATGCTACACCGACCCCTCTTTCAAATCTACTACAGCTAACGACTATAAAGCTTGCCGCCTCTGGGGTAAAACAGGCCGCGAGCTCCACTTAATAGACACTTACGTCCGCCAAGACACCGTCTCCGGTATGGTGCGTTGGCTTTACAATCTTTACGAATCACTCCCTAAAGATGTTGTCGTTTCTTTCTTTATGGAGGCTAACTTTATGCAAGACATCATTCTTGACGAATTCGCCGCCGAAGGTGATTGCCGTGGTTACCAGCTCCCTATTATGGCGGACACTCGTAAAAAACCGGAAAAAATTCAACGTATCGAGGCCATCTCCCCTCTCTGGGAACGTGGCTTTGTATTCTACAACGAAGCTCTGAAAGATTCTCCTGATATGCAAGTTGGTATCGACCAAACTTTAGCTCTCGAACGCGGCTCCCGTGTCCACGACGACGCCCCTGATGCCGATGAAGGCGCTATCTGGTTCCTCCAGCGAAACTCCCGTCAGGAACAATATAAACCCGTGGCAATTCATCGTCGCTCACCTAAAAACTCTTGGTAACATGTTTAATTTTTTCAAACGCTACATCTTCGCGTGGAAGTATAAACGTGCCGTAAAACAGGCTAACTCCCTCGCTGTCGCTACCGGTTTACGCCACTATGTTATCTACATCAATGGCGATATTAAGGTGGTCCCTAAAAAAACTATTAAAGAACTTATTCATAGACGCAGATTCCGCAAAGGCGTTTCCATCGCCGATATCGAAAAATGCGCCCTTTTTGTAACTAAATAACCCATTATTATCATGTTTCTTTCTGATGAAGACTATAAAGTGGTTATTGGCGATGCCGCCCTGAAAGTCATCTCTCAAACTTCCGATGACAACCGCCGTAACGCCGAACTGGAAGCCATTGAGGAAATCTCCGGATACTTGCGCCCGGCTTTCGACACCAATGCCATCTTTGCCGCCTCCGGCAATGATAGAAATCGTCTAGTGGTCATGTACACAGCTGATATCGCCATCTATCACATGATCGCTTCACAGCCTCAAAAATTCGGCTCCGAGATTCGTAAGGAACGTTATGAACGCGCCATTAAATGGCTCGAAGGTGTCCAATCCGGCAAAATCATCCCCGATCTCCCGGCTCCTGATGATGATAACGATACCCCCGCTTTTGGCACATACTTCTCATCTCAAAAAAAACTACATCACAACTGGTAAGCATTATGGCTAAACATAAATACAAACATTCACCGGATAGAGAGAATCTGTTGCACACTCCTTATGGCGATTTCAATCTCGCTAAAAAGGGCGACCGTCAACGTATGCAAGGCATTATTGCAGGTCTTCAACTCACAACCGATGCCCTAACAAGAAAGGACATCGCCGATTGGCGCAAATCTTGGCAAATGGCTATCAACGTTGATAACCCCAACAGGCTCCGCCTTTACGACATTTACCGCGACGTCGAAATCGACGCTCACCTCTCCGGCTGTATTGAGCAGCGAAAAGGGTTTGTTCTCTCTCGCTCATTCAAATTAGTCGATGCGTCCGGTAAAGAAAACGAAGATGCTCTCCACTATTTCGACCAGGAATGGTTCAAACAACTTCTTCGCTTCTGCCTCGATGCCAACTACTGGGGGCATTCTTTAATCGAACTCGGAGATGTCATAACTGATGGCGACGGTTGCCCATGCTATGACTGTGTGAGACTCATCCCCAGAAAACACGTAATCCCTGAATACCACCGCTGTGTCCAAAACATTGGCGATGATTGGCAAAAAGGCATTGACTATCACCAATCCCCTTTCAATGATTGGCTTATAGAAGCCGGCGAGCCATCCTCTCTCGGCCTATTCCTCAAAGCCGCGCCTCACACTATCCCCAAAAAGAACGCCGCCTCTTTTTGGGACACTTTTGCCGAAATTTTCGGCCTTCCTATGCGTGTAGCTAAAACTACTACTCGCGACCCTAAAGAGTGGCGCCGTCT